GCAATAGTACTGTTGTAGGCGTATTCGAGTTCTGCTCGTTCATATTCTTCAAGATGATAAGGTTTACCGAGCTGTGCAGACATCAGTCCGAGAGCTGTCCTACGGTTAGATTCTTCAAGTGCCAAGTAACCGATCCTTTCTTGTCGGTTGAGAAGATGACTTGCAAGAACCCTACAGAAGCTGGATTTTCCTGTGCCAGATCCTGAAGTAATAGTGACAAGTTCTCCGTACCGTATGCCGTGCAACTTTGACTGTAATCCGTGAAATGGGTACTCATGGTCAGCGGGTGGGGTGGGTGTGGTGATTATTTCAAGTAATGATTTCGCATCAACAATACCGTCTGGTCTGTATGTCTTTGCATCCCAGATTGCACGTCTTACGGCCTCATTATCTCCTGCTTGTAGTGCTTCAGAAGCATCTTTGTACTTCTCAAGCCTAGCAATTTTAGCTTTTCCTGGCGGTAGTAGTTCTGCACATTCTTGTGCTGCCTGTCTACCTGCCTCATCATTGTCAAAGAATAGTACAACCTCTTCATAACCTTGAAGTAGGTCTAACACCCTTTGTAATGACTTCTTCGCAGCCTTAGCTCCATTTGGTATGGATACGTGTGGCCACTTGGGTTGTGCTTCATATCCAGAGGCTGCATCTAGCTCACCTTCATATATGGTAAGCCTAGTACCCTCAGTTGGAACTAAATTTTGCCCAAAAAGTTGATGGTCAGTATTATTACCTTCCATCCAGAAGTCTTTGTCTTTTGTTTTAACTTTGGCTGCACATACTTGTCCAGCTTTGTTAAAATAGTGCATACGTAAAGTATCACCGTCCATGTGGATGCGATATTTACGGCAGGTCTCTTCTGATAGACCTCTTTTGCGTAGCTTTACAGGATTACCTTTCAGCATAGCTTTAGTTTGTGGTTGTTCACTATCATCGGATAACTCCCCGCTAGTAAAGTGGTTACATACAAAACAATAAGTATGTCCATCATCATATACGGAATTACCGTCTGACGAACCGCAATTATCACAGCTTGTGTGATATAAGAAGGTTGATTCATCTGAGCCAGTCAACTGGGATTGCATAATATACACACCAAGGGAATCCATTACGTTCAGCCCACATCGCATAGGATGTTTTGGAACTCTTGGATATTTTAGTAAGAGGGTTTTGAAAGATGAAACGAATGTCTAACTCTGGGTTAGCCTTCTTAACAGCTTTCATTTTGCGTCTCTGATCTGATGGAAAGTAACCTTTAGCTTCTAAGTATACATCCCCAACTTTAAAATCAGGAATGTACTTAGCTTCTATGACATATGATAACTTCTCAGATTCATACTCATAGTCTACATTTAACTGCTCTAATAGATCAGCTACTTGTTCTTCCAAATGACTACGCATTAGAAGTCGTCAGCTTCAACTGAGCTAGGTGTTCCAGCTGCCTCAACGTTAGGGTCTTCGACCTTAAAACCTTTACTTGAACCAAATAGTTCTACAGCTTCTTCAGCTGACAAGTCACCATTGTCTACTACGCCAGCTCCGCTATTAAGACTAATAACTTGGACTGCCTTTAGTTTCAATGATGTACCAATATCTCCAGCTGGTAGTATGTAAGGCTTTTGGAAGAAAGCTAACTTAACTTTACTACCACTGTAAACAGGGGTATTAATATCTTCAATCTTAGTTCCTTCAGTATCAACGACAACAGGAATAAACTTGTCTCCGTCTTTCCATGAGAATCTAATCTGATATGTACCTTGTTGGTTCTGTAGCTCTTCCCAAGGCTCAGGTTTGACTGTGACCCTCCTTGGGTTCTTTGCTTTGCTTCTAGCCCATTCTAAGGCTGACTCACGTTCATCTTCAAGAGTCTTAATTAACTCTTTATCAACGAGAGCTGCAAGCTTATAACCCCATTCCCCTGGCTTGAGTATCGCTTGATACCCTTCAAGGGTGACGGGTTTTGGTGTTACGTGTGTGTTCATCTTTAACAGAAAAAATAGGTGGAATTGGATACAACCTTTGGGTCTAGTGTCCCAACGATTGGTGGCGGTTCCGAGGCATTGATGGTTTCGGCAAATTCTGACAGCCAACACTTCTCGGAAAAGATATTGGAGTAGGTTTCTCGCACAAGGCGATTGAGTGTTCCCATGTCTCCTGCTCTGCAAAGAACTGAGTCATGGATAACTGTGAATGGTTCATCAAATTGAGTAAAAGATCTGTGAAGGATCGAAGCATCGAATGAATGTATGTAATTGGGTGCAGTGCTAGACTTATGCTTGGTTGGACTAGGTGTAGACTTACCCGTAGGTAATCTTATACTTGTCCTTCCTAACAGCTGCAGCTCCATCCTCATGGTTTCTATGTCATCTCTGCGTTGATTGACGACAAAACCAGATGGTGTGACCCACTGGACTTCAGTAGCACCATTTCTGATGTACTGTCCGACATGCTTTTTGATCCATCTCATTACCCTCATTGGGCCAGGGACTATACTGTCCATACTGCTGTAAATAGCATTGACAACCTGTGTTAATTCATCCTTTGTAGGATCAATTCCCTTTTCAAGTAACGCTTCACGTATGTACTTACGACTACTATCCTTAGTAGCATTGTATGGTATGGTCATAACCGTTCTTTTGCACACGGTTCTGTTCATCCATTGGTGCATGTAACTTGGGAGAAACTCCTTTGCCTTGTCTGCCACCGCTCTGTAAGCGTCACTAGGTGTTGCACTAGGTACTACGTTTACAAGTTCTGCTGTACTTTTGTCTTTCGCCAAAGCTGCGAGGATCTGTAATCCTGAGCACGTAGCATCGACTGCGACCATAAGACCTGTAGTTAACTTGTCTTTAGCTATACAACAGTGGTAATATTCATGACAAGCAGCCATAAATTGCCAAGGTTCATCTACCTCTTCCCAATCAGACAAATATCTAATAGGGTCAGTAGCAACTTTAGTAATGAGTTCATGATTCTCAGACACCCATTGATGTCTGTCCTCTAGTGTGCTTTTATCGAGGCCAAACGTAGTGGCCACCTGGAATGAGAGCCATAGCTCTGCTTCATCTGTCACACTAGACTCATCAGCGAAGGCCAAAAGTGCCTTACCAAAGTCTGTATCTTGAGGGGTGAGGAAAGCTGGAATGGGGTATGCTCTTCCCCTGTAGTCGAAAGACCAACATAGATGAAAGATCTCATCTTTAAACTTCTCAGCTGCCTCTAGCTGTGTTCTGGTTCTTACTGATCTTTTAAAGTTTATACGATCAGCATTGTATGATTCTGCCATAGCTCGTCTCCAAGCTAGGTTAGCATCACCATCATCATCAGCACTAGGTGGACGAGGTGGTTTATATGAAGGAGATATAGGTATAAACTTACCTATTATTCTACCTCTACTCCTCATCTCTACTGCTACTTGCAGTATATGGTTGTTTACACAGTATTTGACAGCTTGTAACTTGTTTAAAAAGTTAATAGGTGTCTCTCCGTGTATTATGGTGGGGTTGCCCTTTCGGGTTAAGTCATGGCCTCTCATCATACGATTAGTTAAGTAACCACCGTAGATAATCTCACCAGTCTCATTATAACCCCAATCGTCTGGTACAACTAGCATTGGCCAAGGTATACCACTGAATAACTCTGCTGATTTGATAAGTTCAGCTCGTTTTTCATTAAACTCTGGGGTAGGTATAACTCTGTAGTCATACTTTTTGCGGTGGGTCTTACGCTTGTTTATGGTAAACCAGTTAGTGGTCTCCATAACTGCAGTCAGCCCCCATCTTCCCAAGGATGTTTTAGCTTTAATACTCCAAGGGTTCCACCTTATGTCATGTTCACCAAATTTCTTACTGGCTATTGCTTGTTTCTGCATAGTGCCACAGGCATCATGAAAAAACTTGTCACTGATATAGTGCATAAGTCCTGGGTAATTATGCTTATACCATCTAAACTTACACTCTGATTCAAGTGCAGCTCCAATAGCAACAAGAGTAGGTGTGACTAGGTTAGCTCCTCTTTGTGTACTGAATACCCTATCAAAGGTTATCTTCAGTAGTATGGTTGAGATAGCTAGTGGTTCGAGGTCATCAATGTAGATGGCAATTTCTTTATAGAACTTACCAGCTTGACCATTCTTGAGTTTACAAAATGTATCCTCAACTGTTTTCATTAAGTACGGTAGAGCCTCTTTGATTGATGACACCCCGTACACGCTTGCGGAAGCGTAGGATTTCTTTTCTAGTTTCTCTAAAGAATCGTGAAGTCTTTGCTTCCCACAGCTGATTGCCTCCTGCTCTAAGAGAAACTGTCGGTGTAGGTTTGTATGAGTCACCATAAGCTAGAAAGAGTGAGTATTCGTAGTCATCAAGACGGTCAATTTGTCGTTGTGTCAAATTAGTCATCATAAATTTTGCATTGTTGTTCATAGGGAAATACCTTACAGTACTCCTCCATGCTGCTGAAGCATTGCCAGTTGGGTAAGTAGAACCCTAACTCATATGCTGCATTACGTTTGGTGGTTAGTTGACCTTGAGAAGCTAGTGTGACTAAGAACTTATCTATTGTTGGTGGGCCACATGGGTCAAGCTCAAGGCTGACCTCACCTGTGTCATCATCAATGTAGTAGCCTAGTCGATCTAAGATCTCGGATAGGTCGTGCGGGTTGAGTGTCATAAGATGTCAGATAAGGTGTCTAAGATAGCAGTGCCTGTCATCACCACATAATCACAATCATTGTGCAATAGATTCTTCATGTAGACTTTAGCTGCCTTAGCTTGGCGATAGGATCTCTCCTCAATCTTGCCGTCAGTCTTGATAGCTCTGACAACACAAACGTACGAGGCGGGCAAATCCCAGGTGAGAGCTGCCTCGTGACCCATATCGAATGTCACTTCGGTTAACTCATCAGTGGCTTTCCATCTGTTGATGTCTCGGATTCTATTGTCAAATGGGTCACGTTTGTTCATGATAATAATCTAAGTTTATGATTTGGTGATGGGCGGTGGTACATGGTTGCCTCGGATAATAAGGCTGATGAGCCTAGAAGGATGATCAATGCTAGTAAGGAATATACTGGCACTTTCCATTCATCATGCCTCATACAAGCTCCTCATCAAATCGCTTCATAGCAATCTCAGCTTGCTTGTCCTCATCGTAGTAAGGGAAGGCTGCCTTGACCTCTTCAAAGATAGTTTCAAGGCGTTCTTGTGCGTGTGGTGTACTCATGATTAACAAATAAAGTGTCCGCTACAGGTGAATGACCATTTGAATGGGTACATGTCACCATATTCTTGAGCAACTCTTGCATCAATGATCTTGGCAATGTCGTCTCTGTCCTTGTATGTTAGGCAATCGTTGACATTGATGTCCTTGGTACGGTGGAGCTGCTTGTTATGTTCCTCCGCTTGTTTCATGAGGTCATCGTACTCCATTAGTTGAGATCCTCCTCTTGCTTGAGTGTTCTGAGATTGTGTGTCTCGATCTTGAACTCTTCGTCTGAAGCTGGTCTGTCCATGATACGTGTGAGTCTACATAGTAGTGACTCTTTGCTATCAAAAACACCTAGTATCATAGAATCCATGCTGTATGGGCTGACACGTACCAGTGTGTAAACGATAGGGTCATCAGCAACATCAAACGTCTTGATGTACTTGTCGGTTGTGGTGTTTGTTTTGATGGAATTAGCCATGTGATTGAAGCCAGTTAAGTGAGCGTTGCATAGTGTATGAGTCATCGTCAAACTTGCCAAAGGCTACGTTACACGCATCGCATATGTAACCTCTAAACTTGTCAGTCTTATGGTCATGGTCAAGAACCCATTTGGTGGTATGCCTACCACACGCAGGGCAATCCCCAGGAATTGGCACAGGATGCTGCCTCCTAAGTCTACGTCTTACCGTAGCTTGTTTGTTTGAGCAGCACTTACAAGTATTCTTGCGTCCTGCTCCAGCTGTAGAAAAGAGTGGGAAGTCTTCTAGTGGTTTGACCTCCCCGCACTCCTTACATGCTTTAGAGGCATTCACTGAAGTAATTGGTGTAGATGACCTCATCTGATAGATGACCTAGGCCAGCATCTTCGAGTATGTCGTAGATGTCTCTGCCATCTTGGTCAAATTCTACAGTAACAGTGTTGTTAGCTGCTGGGTTGTAGTTGTACCCTGCCTCTAAAATAGAGGAGGATACAGACTTGTCGAAAGTTACAGTCATTGTGTGGCTAGACATTAGGTAAGACAGGTTGTTGTAAGACTCGCACCTTGGCAAGCTTGTGTTTGTAGATAGAGACTGGTGTGATCTCTTTACACTTGACACTCTTGAGTTTGCAGTTGGCATTGACCCAGAATCCTAAGCTCATGTTAGGTTGTGCAAGTAGGTTGG